TCGCGATCAAAGTTAAGGGCCAAAGTAGCCACTTGATTAGTTAGTACATAGCGCAGTTCTAATTCTATCTGTATGCCAGTGGTAAATTCACTTACAATGACATTTTGTGCTTCCACTCTGGGATCATAAGCCACTATGCGTTTAACATCATCGGCTATGGCATTACGCACAGCTTCTGTAAAAGGTTCAAACAACAAGTTCCAAATAATTGTCCCAAACTGTGGATTCATTAATTTTTCGCCTTGTTTAATATGAAAATGATTAAACAGGTCTTGCCTGATCAGTTCAAAATCAGTTAATTTAAAATTACGCACACGATTATATGTGCTGAATCCCAAATATGTAGGCATAACTGTATTTACCCTTGTTTATTTGACTAATTCGTGTACTGCGTATCGGCCACGGTTATAATAGGTAGTGCCGGTAGTTTGAAATTTGTCATTGCCTTTGGCTGTTTCTCTCCACAACAAGGCTCCTAAATTATTTTTAACGTCTTTACCTGCTCCGATTAAATGAGCAGTAGCCAACATACCCCCAACGCAACAAATATCATCGCCGTTTTTAATAGCACCGTTACGTGTCATAGCAGAATAATTGGATTCTAATAGCGCCACCATGGCTGCTTCTTGAGCCGCAGGGTTACTTAAATAATCCTCAGTTGAATTAACTCCCATTTTGCCTGTCCAAGCTCCGGGCCTATTAATGCTGTCATTTCCATATTTTTTAGCCCAGTCTAGTTTGATAAACCCCACAGTGGACAGCGCCGGGCCACCAAATTGGTATCTGCCTAGATAATTGTTTCCAGCACCCCCACGAATTTGATAGCGCCATTGCGATTCAGTATAGGCAATTTGCCCCATTAATGCCTTGACCTGTGCTATAGTTAAAGGACCAACACCTTTACTAGGATTAGGAGCATCAGGACGACTTAACCAGGCCTTAGGTAATTTTTTTGTTACACCGGCAGCCAAAGCGGCTTTGGGTCCAGGGTCAAGAGCAGCGCCTGCGCTGTTTAGCACAGGCTGACCAGAACCGTCTTTGACTACGTTACCCGAACTGTCTTTAACATAGTAGTCGCCGCAAAAATTTTCAATAACAACAGGAGCAGGAGGCGTGGTTCTTTCAATACTGTTTTGTGGCCCACTTGAATATGTATTAGGAGCATCTCTGCGCTGAAACACACGATCGGGTAAACTTAGTTGGCCTTCGCGACGGTTCCATGGTTCGTGTGTGGGCACCACAGGACTTATACTGCGTAACTCTGGCTCTGATTCTTGTACCCATTGACCCAATGAATTTTTAGTAGTTTCTACGTGTTTATATTCGTCGATGTCATTGGGCTCTGTAACAGTATTACCAGGACCGGAATTTAACATTAATTTAGTTCCGTGTAGTCTGAGCTCACCTTTGCTGGTTACGCCAGCTTTGCCTTTGGCAAAGATATTGAGTTCACCATTAGTGCCTATGTCTAAGTTGTCTCCAAAAATCGTAGCATATTTTTTGCCTTTGACATTAACTGTGGCGCCTTCTATGTTAATGGTTTCATCGGCTCTGATATTAATTGTTTCCCCGGCATTGAAGTTAATGTTTTTATCTGCGTGAAAATTAATGTTATTACCAGTTCTGATATTTACGCTGTCTTGAGCATAGATACTAATGTGCCCAGCACCATTGATTTCTATCCATCCTGTGCCTAAGTTGTTGATAATGTATAATATATCGTTGCTGTCGTCCAGTAAAATCTGATGTCCACTGGTACTGCGTAATCTTATCAAAGAGTTTTCAACACGATCAGATTCTACGCTGCCAGTGGCTTGAAAACCATCATCCATAACAAAGCTATGCCCACCGCCGCGTGTGGCACCGCGCTCAATTTTATAGTCTTTGACATATTCAGTGGTCTTGCCTAGCAAAGGACCTGGTGTACTAATACCAAAAACATTGCTTGGGCTTTCTCGTTGTATTGTAGATTCGTGATATCCTCGATAACCGGTAAGGCTATAACGATCCAATCCTTGTCTAATTAGATTTAAAGCCTGCGGTTCGTGAATAGGCTTTTCCTCAACTTTATATTTTTCAAAGCCTGGGTAATCACGTCCTTCAAAGTTTTCATTAAACTCAACCACTGGCAGTGGTTCAAGATTAGGTTGACTATTAACAATTGCTTTAAGATTAGTATTTTGAATTAACCTTTTGTCCATTAAAACACTGCTAGCAATAGCAGGAATCATATGGTGCCCAAACTGATTAGGTAAGCAGGCAAAATAATATCCTTGATCAGGATCACCATTGATAAAAACACACAGTACAAAATTATCAATGTCGGGCACAGTGGCCCACATGCCATAGGTATGAGCAACTTTGTCCCACCGATTTTCTTGATCACCTTTCATAGCAGTAGATCCAAGATAAGGACTAGCATAACTTACAATGCGCCAAAATTTTGGATCACTTTCGTCACCGCCTAGTGCTGGAATAAAAACATGTACTCGTCCCCAGCTAGCAGGATCTCGATTGGCTTTGATTTTGCCAATGTGTGGACCAGGATCTATGCTGGTGCCAGCAATATTATCTTTTCTAAAATGACTGGGTAAACGACTACCGGATCTTTGATTAATAGTGGACATGGCTTTTATTCTGAAGTTTTAGTTCTAGGATTAATTTTTGTATTTGAGGAAGTTGCGCTTTCTTGTCCTACATTAGGTAAACGCACACAGTTGAGATTCTGAGTAAACTGCCCTCGATCAAAAATGTTTTCTACTTGTAGTACACGATATACGCCGCTAAATCCCGAACTGCGTTCCAAGTTGTTGATCATAATGCCTTTTTCTTGATCAATATCGGTATAAGTTCTAAATTCTAAGTTTACATGTACTTCACCAGCGTCCATGTTAATGCTGTTCATTGTGTTAACCTGTCCGCGCCCGGCAGCAGTAGGATTCAAAAACACATCATCTTGCTTGATAAAGTCAGGGTCTCCAGAAATTTTCAAATCCAAATTTAACATGTCTCCAGCACTGGTAGTCATCAAACTTTTGAATAAATCTCCTGATTTGATCAAATCAGGATCTAGATGAGCTTGTTGGTTATTATTAACATCTCTCTGAACACTAACATGATGATATTTGTTAGGAGTATACGGACCTCCATAATTATTTCTTAATGACTGTTCTCGCTGCTTTTCTGTAGTTTTTTGTCTTTCTTTGAGTTCTTTATCGTCACGCTGCCCTTGTAGTTCTACTTGTGAAAATTTGTCTACGTTGCTGGTCAGTGCGGTGTAAAACATCACGTTATAATCTATTTTGAAATCCAAAATTTGGTCATTTTTACCTGTATAGGTATAAAAATATTCTTTAACGCAGGTACTTCGACTAGGAGTACTGCGTCTGGCATAAGGATATTTTTGATTATGATATCTATATGGCACTAGATAAAACGTAAATGTTTTTTGAAATGTTTTTCTAATATTGTCCCAGGCACCTAATCTAATTTCAGGCACAATTTTATGAACCTCAATGGGACCATCGCCACTGCTTTCATCTTGGATAATACGCTTATAGTATTCACTTTGACGCATGACTTGATTGATCACTTCTATTATGCTGGTACCTGGATTCAAATGAGTACTGACCCAATCTTGTTTTACAGAATCTTGAATTCCGGCGTTTATAGGTGTTCGATTAGCAGCATTGGTTATCAAAGGATCATTCTGTATTTTTAACTGTTTCATTGATGAATCAAGTTTGAATACATAGGTATCAGCATGTTCTTGCTCTTTAAGCTCAACCAATCTGTCTTGATATTGATTAAGAGCAGCAGCAAAACTTTCTACAATTACGTTTCTACGAAGTTCTTCACCAAACTCGCCGGCACCAGTGGTGGGATCAAATCTATTAGCAAATTGGTTATCTTGTTTTTTATCTGTACTAAAAAAATCACCAATGGTTTGAGCAGTGACTTTCATAGTAGTTGGCACTGTCACAGCATTTTGTAACAAAGCTGCGTGGCTCATTGGCACGGCTGTGAATTTATACTCAGAACCGCGAGTGCTTACAGCAATTTTACAATTAATAAATTTAATAGGCAAGTACTTGGTAGTTCCCGGAATCCGATCAATTGGCATGTCGGGAGTTTTATTTCCAAAAAAATCTATTTGTAACATAATAGGAATTTCATCCCAGCTGGTTATGCCTTGACTTTCAGCTAATTTGATAAATCTTTCTATCAAAGTCATACCATGGGGTTCTAGCACAGTAAACTCGATCTGTATAGCGTTACTGCCTCTACTACGGTGATTCAAACCTATAACAGTTAATACTCGAAGATTTTCGATTGAAAAATCACAATCTTTAAAAAATTGGTTTCTACTAAAATCACTACTGGATCTAGCACTACTGGCAATCAATACACTCTCATCCGATGTACTATATGTTTTAACATCAGCCATGACTGAATTAAATTTATTAGCACTCATAAAATGTAAACTCAATCCGTAGCTATAATTGACATAATCGTTGAGTTTGTTAGACATCAAAGTAAACTGCGGATTGCCTACTGTTTGTGAACTGGCACTAGCAGCTCTGGTACTGCTGGCATTTTGTGGTGACCCCGACGGTGTAGATTGATTGTTTGAAGTAGCAGTGGGACTGGTTGTTCTACCTGCTGCGTCTTCATTGGGTGTAGCAGGCGACGGTGTTGTTGTACCGGCGGCGCTGGCCGCAGCATCATTCCGTACTCCTCGACTCATGCTAATAGCATACGGCGTAGTTAAATCATTGGTAGGCAGCGTTTCGAATTTAGCACTTTGTTGTGGCGTCAGTGATAACTGTGGCTTCTGTGTGGCTAGTCTATCTCGGGCCTGGGCCATACTAGCGGCCATGGTATTGCCGGCAGCTACCTGTTTGTCTGCCATTTAAATTCCTAGACTAGCTGTGATTACGTCTTTGCTGGGCAAGTATATGGTGGTACCCGCAGCAAAATCGTAAATAGGATCACTGATAGTGTTAGGATTACGCACAGCAAATACCCACCATAGATTGCTATCACCATACAAGTCATTGGCCAATAAATCAGGTCTATATTCATAAACACGATCTATGATATAAGGTATATCGGTGCTGTTTTTGGGGATTGGGCGATAGGTCAAAACATCCAAATAATTACCGCGTCGGGCAGTGGAGTAATAAGCACTGGTTTGTCTATATTCTGCTGCCATTAGATAAATCCTTTATCCAACAACTTACCATTAGCGAAATCTTGTAGATTAAATTTATTGAGATTAGACTTACTGTAAACAGGTTGTAGATTAACAGTAATACTACTTGTAGTAGGTATACGTGTGGTTTGACCAACAGTGGTGGCTACACTATCTCTACCATTGGGCAAATCCACTGTACCACCACTTTGATTACCATCACTGGTTTCCATGTAATCAACTTCAGCCGGCATAGTATGACTGAATGTTGTTATTAAACAGGGCACATTAGGAAAATAATGTTTACCATACCCGTTCAAGTATACCAAGGGCGGTGGTTGCCCGGCTCCTTTACTTTCCCCAAAATACATTTTACTGGCTGCTCTGAAAAAATAAATACAATCTAACACATAATCTGCTTCAGCTCTAGTCTGTGCTGTAAAATCACCAGTGATTTGAATAGCTTGTACTTCACTGCTTTCATAGGCTAAATGAGCATAATTACTGTGAGTAAATCTTTGAGGATTGTAATTCGTTTGGTTTGTTACAGTGATTTGTGGTGTATATGGGTAAACTACACCGTTTACTTCCATCAAAGGTTTCAATATTGACTGCTCAGCAGCAGTCATAAAACTAAAAGGATTACTTTTGCTCAACGTAATTTTTACTTTCCAGTCTTTGGGTATAGCACTACGTTCTTCAGCATTGAAAAAATTTACTTGGGTGCTTGCCGGTCCACTGCGTACTCCACCGGGCATCAAGCCAGCAGTACGTAATCTGCTGGTTATGGGATCAGTCAGTGGTGCTAGAGGATTGTTACTTGATCCTAAATTAGTAAAACTGCTGGTAACACTGTTGACACCAGCTACAACTGGGGCGGCAACTGTACCTACAGCAGACTCTAAAAAATTTCTAATCGGCATCTAGACATCCTTATTTGTGTATTTATGGTGGAAAAAACCATGGTTGATTTAGCCAAATTGCTATGTTATAATCAATTGGTAGTGAAGGAGAAATAAAATTAAAACCAACTACTTGAATAATCGCGATATTCTTAAAGAAATTCATCGCAGTAAAAACACTTATTGTAGCTATTTAGATAAAGACAGTGCCGATTATGATATTATTGTGCCTAATCTCGACACTATCACACCGGAAATTATACAAATAGCTAGGGAAAATCGAGCCGAAAGACTGGCCAGAGTAGCCTACGACGAAGCCATTGCTCGCGGTGAGCGCAGAAAATTAGACGAATTCGCTGTCAGCATAGACACTATCATGTCCACTGATGTGGTTGTTCGTGTAATGACTTGGACACATGTACCTCAAGTTCAGCCTGCACTGCGTCGTGATGAGAATGGAGAGATCGAAGACGATGAATCCATTTACCTAGAATACGACGACGAAGATGCCCGACCGGCACCTGTAGCTATCAAATATGTCAAATGTAACTTTCCCCCATTCCAACACTATCGAGTCGACGGTCAAGGAAGACCTTTTTGTGTAGGTAAAAGCCATTGGCAAGGCGACCTAGACACCGGATCTTGGAGCAGAGATCATGGAACTATGACACGTACTTTGGCTATGATGTTTATGAAACTGTGTGAACGTTATGCTACTCGAAGTAATTGGCGTGGGTACACATACAATGATGAAATGAAAAGCCAAGCTCTACTACAGTTAAGCCAAATTGGACTACAATTTGATGAATCAAAAAGCCAAAACCCTTTTGCCTACTATACTGCTGCTATCACTAACAGTTTTACTCGTGTTCTTAATATAGAAAAACGCAACCAAAATTTACGTGATGATATACTAGAAATCAACGGCTTCAATCCTAGCTATACCAGACAAGGCATGAATGTTGGTTACAACCACGATGGAGATCATGACTAATTTTAATCCGAAATGTATAAATAATATTATACACTTAGGATTAAAATTATGTTCATATATAAAATTACAGTAGTGCCACTCAATAAGGTTTATATTGGGCTAGATACGAAACCAACTTATAAAAAATCTAGATGGAAGGAACATTGTAAGGCTGCATTTTCTAGTAAGAAAAAAAGAAAAATTCACGAAGCCATTAGAGAACACGGCATAGAAAATTGTTTATATGAAGTTGTAGAGGAAGGATTCAAGTCCGTTGGCGAACTTGCAATCGCAGAAATTAACCATATTAAAAAATATAATTCTTATAGAGACGGGCTAAATTCTACCCCAGGAGGTGACGGTTTAGGCAAATCGAACTTGTCCGCCATGACAAGTGAGGAGACTGAGTTAATTAGAAAAGCATTAGGGAATTCATTTCATGAATATAATAAGAAAAAGTGGGCAAACACTACGCCAGAGGAAAGAAAAAACATGGTAAAGAATGCTTTTACGCCTGAGGTAAATGCTCAGAGAGCAAATTCTCTTAGAGAGTATTATAAACACAACCCACAAGTAAAGAGCGAAAAAATTTCAACAATTATCGAATGGCAAAAAAATAATAAAGAATTGCATAGATCAATTGCAAAAGAGAATGGTAAAAAAGGTGCTGCAAAAGTTTCGAAGAAAATTTGTATTGAAAACCCCGATGGTTCTATGCTATACTATGCAAGCAAAAGCGAATGCCAAAGACAAACTGGTTTATGGCCAAATACTCTAATTAAGAAGACCAAAGAAGGAAAAACACATAATGGTTATAAAGCATGGGAAATATAGATGAACCTTTTCCGTAAAGCAGTAGTTCTGACAGATTTACACATAGGCCTTAAGTCCAACAGTGTAGTACATAATAATGACTGTCTAGAATTTATCAAATGGACTATAGCCACTGGTAAGGAACAAAATTGTGATATGGCCATAATGTGTGGCGACTGGCACAATTCGAGAGCATCGGTAAATGTTTTAAGTCTAAATTATTCATTACAGTGTTTAGAACTTTTGAGCAAGGCTTTTCCTAAGGTTTTTCTAATTCCAGGAAATCATGATCTGTTCTATAGAGACAGGCGTGATGTTAACAGTGTCGCTTGGGCTCAACATCTTCCAAATGTTGAGATAATAAAAGACTTTTTAACCATTGATGATGTAACTTTCCTTCCTTGGTTGTTAGGTGACGATTATAAAAAAGTTCAGCAATTGTCGAGTAAGTACCTATTTGGTCACCTCGAACTCCCAAGTTTCTATATGAATAGTCTTGTTCAGATGCCCGAACATGGGGAAATACGCCGTGAACACTTTGGTGGTTTTGAACATGTATTCACTGGGCACTTCCACAAACGCCAAACTCAACGCAACATTACCTATATCGGTAACTGTTTCCCGCATAATTATGCCGATGCTGGAGATGATGCTCGTGGCTTAATGATCCTAGAATGGGGGCAAGAGCCCGAATACCATGCTTGGCCAGACCAACCTGTATATCGTGTGTATGATCTTAGCTCAGTCCTAGATAATCCAGCCACACTGCTGAAAACAAATACTCATGCAAGGATAAACTTGAACATTGATATTACCTATGAAGAAGCTGGGTTTTTGCGTGATACTTTTATGACGGAATACGGATGTAGGGAAATCAAACTGATCCCCAACACGCAAGCTGATCTAGAAGCACAGGTCATACTAGGCAACATTACGTTTCAAAGTGTAGATCAAATAGTTAATTCGTCGTTGACTGCCATAGAAAGCAACCAATATAATAACAACTTGTTGTTAGAAATTTATAGAACTCTTTAATGATAACAGTAAAATCAGTCACAGCACGTAATTTTCTCAGCGTGGGTAATGTAACGCAGAGCGTAAACCTCAATCGTAATGATCTTACCTTGATCTTAGGTGAAAATCTAGACCTAGGCGGGGACGATGCTGGTGCTCGTAACGGCACTGGTAAGAGTGCTTTGCTAAACATAGTAAGCTATGCCTTGTATGGATCAGCTCTAACCAACATTAAAAAAGATAACTTGATCAACAGAACCAACGACAAGAACATGTTGGTCACTGTGGAATTCGAAAAAGACGGCATCGATTATCGTATTGAACGTGGTCGTAAACCAAACATACTTAAATTTTATGTCAGTGGGCAAGAACAGCGTGCCACTGACGAAAGTCAAGGCGATAGTAGAGAAACACAAACTGCTATTGAAAAGCTCTTGAACATGAGTCATACCATGTTCCAGCATATAGTTGCTCTCAATACCTATACTTTACCGTTCTTGAGCTTGCGTGCCAATGAGCAACGTGAAATCATAGAGCAGTTGTTGGGTATTACTTTGCTTAGTGAAAAAGCAGACGTATTAAAAGAACGCATTAGAGCCAGTAAAGAAGCTATTACACAAGCCGAAGCAGATATACGTGCTCAAATTGATGCTAACAAAAGAATAGAAGAACAAATTGCTGCTCTGGTGCGTAGACAAACTCTATGGCGGCAAAAACATACCACAGACATAGAAGAATTACAGTTGGCTTATGATCAGCTCAATCAAATCGACATTGATGCTGAAATTCTAGCTCATAGAGCATTAACTGACTATAGTCAGCGTCAGCAACAGATAGCTCAAGTTACCGCAGATATTCGCAGAACAGAAACCGAAATCACTAGAGAACATAAAACTCTAGCTAGA